GTGGTCTGGTAGTCTGCCAGTTCGCTAGAGGAAACGTAGTCCCCTGCCGGTTGGCACCCTGCTGTTGAAGTGATGAAAGCGGAGCTCGCGGAAGCGTCAAGTTTGCCGCTCACAGCGGAGTCAATCATTCCGGTGACCTCGGACGTGTTGGTCGGGGCATAGGCAGCGCTCGCTGCGCTAATTGGATATTCGTAGATGCTTGATACTGCTGAAGCCATAATTAAATCTCCACAAGTCCTAGTGCGGAAAGAGGTATGTATGCGGACATGTCTGCCGTCGTCTGGAAGTCTGCCGATGCGCTCGACGGCATTAGGTCTGCGGTGGACGTTACAAAAGAGCTTGATGCCGAAGCGTCTAGCTTTGCAGACAACGTAGAAACCAGTTCTGTTCCAACCGCATCAGAGGTAGAGCTGTAAACAGTCACCGTGCCGTTCTTTCTGATTTCGAACAAGTTATGTCTAGTAGTAGCAGCAGTACCAGTACCAGACCTGAAACCGTCGCCTATGGCAAAAGCCACACCGGATTCGCCCGAGCCCTCGCCGTCATTGTTATACGCACCTATAACAGCCGCTAAGTTAACGGCTGTTACTTGTACGCCTATTGCCAATGAGGCACCAGAAGCCGTAGCGGACAGGCCCTGTGCAAGCGAGGCGCCGCTTGCCGAGCACCAAGTACCTTGTGCAAAGCTGTTGTCTCTTGCCGTATTGTGTGAACCTTGTGCAAACCCGTTGTATTCCGTAATGGAGGATACCCCCTGACTCATGGATTCATGGCCTGCACTTACAGCACTGCCCTGCGCCAAGGAGTTCACCGATGCACCCGCCTTGTAACCCTGTGCCAATGCGTAATCGGTTGCGAGTGCGCTACGACCCTGTGCAAACGTACCCCAACCCCATCCGCTTGCCGTGCATGCGGAGCCTATAGTCACCTGTAATGCACTCTTTTCTACGTAGTCACCTGTAGGTGAGTTAGCGGCGCTAATAAGCATTTCGTTGATGGACGTTACGTACGTAGTCCCTGTATCGCCAGTAGCCGTACCAGTAGATGTAACAACGCCGCCGGGCCCACCAGCTCCCGCGATTGAAGAGCCGTTGATTCCAGTGATACCGGCTGTAGATGTCTCGATTGCAGAGTAGTCAATGTACGAGCTTAAATCACCAGTGCCAACGAGTCCGGCTGTGGATGTCAAGAATGCGGAAGAAGAGCTTGAGTCGAGCTTATCGGCTAGTTGTGCAGTTGTGGCAAATCCTGCCGATGCGCTCTCGGGAATGAACGAGCTTGCTTCTGACGTACTTATGTAATTCCCGCTTGCGCTTTCCGGCATGAAGGAAGACGATGCGCTAGTATCCAGCTTTGAAGACAAATCGGAAACCGTTGCATACGCGCTGAGGGAGCTGCTCTCCGCATATCCAGAAAGTATTGCCGTGTTCACGCCAATCGTTACGGAACTGGACGAAGTTGACGATACGATGCTGGTATCGAATATAAGTTCTGTTCTGTTCACTCCGAGCGAGGAGCCGTTGAGGCCGTTACCCGTGAGGCTAGAATCTGTTTCGACGCCTGTGAACGGATTTGCACTTGCGGGCATGAACGAAGACGAAGCCGAAGCGTCTAGTTTGTCTGCAAGCTGTGCAGTAGTTGCGTAGTTGCCTGATGCGCTTAACGGCATGCAGTCCGCAGTAGACGTGATGAATGCAGAAGATGCCGAGGCGTCCAGCTTTGTAGAAAGGTCTGCCGTAGAAGCATAATCGGACATCCCAGCAGTGGTCTGGTATGCGCTCAAGGAAGAGCTCTCGGCGTACGGTGTAAGGTCAACGCCGGTGATATAACCCGCCGGATTGCTGGTGCTGTAAAATTCCGAGCTGGAAGAAAGCGGCATGCAGTCAGCGGTGGATGTAATGAACGCAGAAGATGCGGACGCGTCGAGCTTGCCGCTTACGGCAGAATCAATCATGGCAGTCACCTCGGCCGTATTGGTCGGAGCGTGCACAGCGCTAATAGCAACTATACGACTACCATTGATTTCTCGTATAAGGGCGGTGTCTTCATCCCACTGTATACCAAGAGAAGTTACCACCTCGGCGCTAGCGTCAAGTTTACCGCTTAGCGCATCCAATGTGGCGTACGTATCACGTATGTTATTTCCGCTGTCGTCTGCAATAGCGAAAGACGCCTTTATTGGCTTTCCGTTAATATCGTAGACCGCAGTAGTAATTGGGGTGCTGCCGCTTGTAACCTCGCTTGTGAGTATAGAGGTTACAACCTGTGCCGAAGCATCTAGCTTATCTGCAAGAGCAGCCGTAGTCGCATAGTTGCTGCTTGCGCTTAACGGCATACAGTCTGCCGTGGAAGTCACGAAGGAGCTAGATGCAGATGAATCGAGCTTCTGCGCAAGGTCTCCAGTGGTTGCATATGAGGACATCCCTGCGGTCGTTTGATAGTTGGCCAATTCCGAAGAGGAAACATACTCACCTGAGGGCTGGAACGAAGACGATGCGGAAGCGTCAAGCTTTTCACCAAGCTGCGCTGTTGTAGCGTAGCCGGACATGTCACCTGTATGCACGTATGACGAATCGGCGCTGGCCGTGTATGAGCTGAAAGAGCTGAGTTCGACGTATTCGCCGGTAAGCGAAGAAATGGAGCTCTCGATGCTCGTTATGTTGTTCTGGATATTCGTGATAGACGAATCAATGCCGGCCGTATATGCAGTGAACGTGTCACCGGAAACGTAGTCGCCGCTAGGCTGGAAAGACGATGAAGCACTAGCGTCAAGCTTTTCGGCCAATTCCGCCGTGGTAGCGTAGGCGCTCATTTCGGAAGAACTTACGTAATCACCGCTCGGCTGTAGGCCGGTGGCGTTGATAGTGGTGCCAACGATTTCGATATAGTCACCACCGATGTAGTCACCGCCAACATCGTTGCCGACAATGGAATCGGCTTCCTCGTTGAACATGACGCGTGATACCAGCTGCGGAGTCACAGCCTCGGTTGAGCGTACGAACACGCGAGCATTCACTACCTGTGCATCGTTTCCCTCGCCCTTCCATTCGAACGATACGCGGTCTTGGGACTTCGTGGGGTCAACCTGTCCGAACTCCTGTACCTGTGCCACTCCGTCGAGCTCCACGATGAACTTAACGTCTACCGAGTGGAGCGCATCGGAATCACCGGACACCATTTCGAGGGAACCGGCGATATCGTAGCCGCTCTTCTTGCTGAGCTTCCATCCGCCATCATACGAGGTGGTTCCTATGTCAACGAAGCTTCCGAGTTCGTGCCATTCGCCGTCGCCAAGGACGGAGCTTGCGCTTCCCTGCCTGTCAGCCCACTTGGAAGGAGCCGTATCGTCTATGGCTACGGATAGGTCGAAATAGCGTACACCGCCAGCCGTATTGGAAGATACTGAGACGGTGCCGTCGGAGGAAATAATCTGTACGATGTTACTTTGTCCGGAACCACCGCCTACAGCGGTAAGCGGGTCGATGGTGAACATGAGCGCCCCGTTCTTGGAATACACTTCAAGGCGGTAAGTCTTGGAGTCATCCACGATGACGATTGCACGCCCGTCGTTGTCGAGAACGATGCGCTCCTCGTTAGGAGTCCCGCCGAAGTCGCAGTAGGTGGGTGCGCTATCGTCAGTCTGCGTGTCAAGTACACGCAGCCATCCGGCTGTGTTGTTGGCTCCGGTTCGTGCCTGGAACTGAGTAGTGGGTGCGAATAGGTACTGGTAAGCCATCGTTAATTCCTTCACCTATAATTACAGGTTACTTAGAAGTCTTCAGGATAAGGTAACGGGAACATGGTGTACGTGTTGTTGAACGAGGTTACGCTCGGCAGCTTGTATCCCACGGCAGCGAGCACGCGGAACATGTTGTTCTCGTCCTCGTTCGTATAATCCGTGAGCGTGGTGGCGTAGCGGCGGAAACCGAAATAGCACCAGCCCCAGTTATTCGAAATGTTGGACAGCGAAATAACTGAAGCCACCGGTACGCATAGGCCGAGGCCGGACGGGTCTGTATCGACCGCGTATACCGAGCCGTCCCCGTAGTACGCGTACGGGCACCAGATGTTGTACTCGGCGGTAGTGACTCGCCACTTGTTAGTTGAGCCCTGCTCGCTCGGGTACGGGTCTGCACCGACTATGAACCCCGGCGTCAGGCGAGGGCAGTTGCCGGTATTGCCGTAGTAATTGTAGTTGCCGATGCTGTCTGCAACCAGCCTGTTGTACGTATACGGATGCCAGAACATCATCTTTACGCCGTACGCGTCACCTGTGTCGAACCTGTTCTTCACGATGCGAACCATGTTGAACTTGACATGGCCATCCATGTCAATATGAGGAACGTCGTAGGTGCAGTGGACTGTAAACCATAGCCTTGAGTTTCCAGTGAAGTGGCATGTATCTATGTTTACGTTGTAGTAATAGTAGCCATCAGAAGCCTTCACAGGAAAAATATCTACCTTGTTCGCAAGAGAACAACCCTGCATCATAATCTGGTTCACGCGCCACGTTAGGTTGTTCTGGATTTCGCAATCAAGAAGTGACAGGCCCGGCTGTACCACGTTGTTCTCGATATCAACATCGGTAATCTTGATGGCGCCGCTGTACGTACAGCCCACCATCGCAATCTGCGTATTGGCCGGGTTGAGCCCGTTGGCTCCCGGAACGGATATCCTAGAATCGCGTGCGGACAGAACGTCAAGGCCGGAATGGCTTGCGGAAATCGTTATATCGGAATCGAACACGGCAAGCGAAAGGCCGGAGCTGTTCACCTGTACCGTACCGCGCACGTTTCGGAGCGTAGTGGCCGTACCCTTCAACAGGAGAGTACCGGTAAACACGGCATTGCTTATCGTGGGGAAAGAGCCGTTCTCTATAGTGACCGTACCGCCGATGGTGCGGTTCTCAAGGTTGAGTTCGTCGGGCATACCGATGACGCGCTGCTTGCGCTCAAGCATTACCTGAATCCACCGGCTTACGCTGCCCCACTTCGCGAGCACGGGGTTCACGTCGTACTGGAAATGGTGACCGGCGTTTATGAGGCCGAAATCGAACGAACCGGCTGTGGTGAGGATATGGTCATCCACGTCCGACTTGATTCGCACGTAATCGTCCGGTCTGAAGAACTGGCTCGGTATTGCCGAGGCCGAGTTGATGCTGAAATACATGCCGCTGGAATACGTCGTGACTAGCGTCTTGGCGCCTTCCACAATCTTGCCTTCAAGACCCACTGAGTTCGTGAGTACGGTGCTGGTAAAGTAATTGGTATCGTCAACGATGAACTTCTTTGCGCCGCAATTCCAGAACCCTGTAAGCGTACGGAACCAAGACGAATGCGCCTCCACGTTGTCCCTCGTGAACGCGAAATCACATACGTACCGAGTCACCGGGGTCAGCGCGATGGCCGAAGGTACGACTAGGCTCCCGCCAGTGAACGTGACACCGTCCTCGAACGCCACGGTCTTCGTCCCCGATATGTTGGTCGTAAGCGGGTAGTTGCCCGGAACGAACCTGACGATGGGCGGAGTATGGAGCTGTATGGAGCCCACGATTTCGGGGTAGTTCATGAGGGCTGACAGGTTGGCTGTGTGGCCGTCCTCTACGCCGTAGATACTTGACGGTAGCATTTCGTCATCCCACAGCAAGAGCCACCTGCCAGATGCCGTCACATTGCTTTCCACCACGATGCCGTCATCCGGCGTGTTGGTGGCGTATGCGTCCCAGACGTAGCGGCGGTATGGAATGTCACGAACCTCGACGAGCTGGAACTCTGCGGGGTCGATATCCTTCAGGCCGTTAATGCTGTCCGTGACGCCGCTCTGTTCGAGGAGCGCCTTGTAGTCCATGCCGACTTGGAACTCGTCGTACAAGGAGAAATTCGGGGAATCGACGGTCATGCCGCCAGCCTCGCCGATGTACTTATCCACGCGCACGTCGAGAATGTCCGCGTCGAAGAACAGGGTTTCGGAAATCTTGCCGAGTTCGTCCAGCAACTGCGGGTTCTGCGCTTCCACGAACTGGTCGCCCTGCATCGTGTACACGGTCGCGATTTCGTTGCTGTCGTGGTGGTACAGCGTCACGCGTCCTGCAAGCGGCTTCCCGCTCTCGTTAACGAACTGCTGCGGGGCCATGCTCAACTTAATCGGCATCGTCTTCCTCCTTCTTCTCCGGCTTCATCTTGGATGCTGCCTTGATTCTTGCGTTCTTCACGGCCTGTCTTGCGATGGCCTCGGACTTGGCGATGTCGAGGTTTGTCTTCTCGATATCAGCGCTTGTCTGTAACGCGGCCTTCTGTTCGGCCTGCGCGGTCTTGATATCGTCTCGGTACAGCTCGTTGGCGAACTTCTGGTTCTCCATGTCAATCTTTGCGGCCTCGTGCTCGATTTCCATCTGGTTCTTGATGGCCTGCGCCTCCACGGCACCGGCATCCTTGCCTGCGTCGAGCTCGGCCTGCAAAGCCATCTCCTCCATCTTCGCCTGATGCTGGTACTGCATCTTCTGCATTTCGGCCTGTACGTTGAGTTCCATTTCGTAGCTTGACTTCTTGTACTGCTCAATCTGTTCGAGCTGTTCGCGGATAACGTCGTCACGCTGCTCGATTTCCTGCTTCATCTGTTCGCACATCTTCTGTAGGCGTGCTTCCATTTCGGTAGGTGCCGGTACGGAATTGAGTTCCGCGTAGGTCTGCGCGAGGATTTCGTTATCCGGGTGGCTCTTCAGAATTGCGTTGATGAGAGCCGGTTTCTGGTTATCGTTGGCGACTCCCAACAAAGTAACGAGTTCCTGTCTTGCTACCTGTCTTGCCATACGCTCGTCCGGGCCTTGCGTCACTGCAATCTGGAACGGCATGTCAAGCATTTCGGCAAGGAACTGACCCATTGCCTGAAAACTGAATTTCAGGTTCGTAAAGTAGTGCCTTACGTTGTTCGAGAACACGGAAGCCGTATACTCAACTTCAGTTGCCGTCTTCTCTTGGTTCGTATCAGCGAGTCCCTTCGAATCTACGCCGGTGACCGAGCTCATGAGGTTCAGCGTCTCGCCGATGATTCCGGCAACATCTTGAAACTCTATACGCTGGTCAGCACGAACAGGGGCGTCAAGCACATCTTTCTGGTCTAGGCTCTTGCGGTTGTAGGGGAGTATCGGGTTGAGTCCGCTTCCGCTATCCTTGTAGTAGCGGTCGAGCCCCTTGAATGCGTCAACCGTACCAACGAACTGCGGCTTGGGCGAGAGCGCTAGGCGTTCACCAAGGGCCGTGTACGAATAGTTGATTAGGCGCTGGATATCCTTGCACTTGTCAACTAGGCCACGGAACTCGATTTCGCCGTCCTCATTCCAGAAGCGTTCTCCATATACTGGAAATACCGGTATACGGGAGAACGGAGCTATTCCGTTGTCGTTTACGCGGTCATTGATTAGCTCGTAGATGTGGCAGCCTTCCGGCTCCATTACGTAATATGTAACGATGGGAACCATGTCACGGCGGCACGGGACTATGTTCTTCGCATATTCACGCGGCACGTAGTCATCGCCGTAGTGTAGGCGAACCCAAGACTTTCCACGGTAATCAATCAGGGCGCATTCGGTCATATCCGAGCCATCGATTTCGTAGCTCGACGGGTCAAGCATCACTCGCTCGAAATCAGGCACTGCGTAGATGGCCGGCGCTCCGTTGTCTTCGCTACCCACGCACATCACGCCAAGCCCGAAGCTCACGCTCTGTCGTAGCGCCAGCGTAGGCGCCTGCGAGTTGCCGGGCTTGCTTAGGAACTTGTCGAACGCAGTATCCGCGTTGTAGTCACCGGTGTACCACGCGAACGGCCACGAATCATAGGAATTGCTTACGCTGTTTACGTTGTTCGCAATTACGTTAACGACCATCCTGTTACGGGTCTTGGCGATGTAACGAGAATCCGAACGGCTCCACTGGTTGGTACCGGCAAGGAATCCACGGTCTCCGCGCATGCGCTCGTAAATCTTGCTATAGCGTTCCTCGAAACGCGCCTTGAACTTCATGAACTTGTTCAAAACATCCTGCTCATCGAGAGGAGTCCACTGCTTTTCTTCATCCATAGTATTTGTCTCAGACATGCCCTACCTCGATAAAATTACTTCTTTTTGTCCGCGTCAAGCGCTGCTTTAAGAACTTCGTCCCAAATCCTCGGCTCCGTGAACAGCTGACTCCCCCGTGTCGCCCACCAGTTACCGAACGGGCCCAATTCCTGTATCCATTCGATAGGCTCACGCCCCATTACTGCGCGGTCTTCCACGTTGTATTTCTTCTTGACTTGGTCATTGATGCCAATAAGATTACTTAACCAGTACCTGTCAGCCGCGTCAAGGTCGTCACGGTCGAGAGCGTCAGACATTTGCGCCTCGCGTGCAAGGCCGATATCGTCATAACGGATTTCCTCGGCGGCATCGCTAACGATTCCCGGAAGGTTTACGGAAGGCGGTATGAACTGGCCTAGCATACCCATATATCCTGTTGCCTGCCTGTCTTGACCGGCCTTGTTCATAATGTAGCTCTCGGCCATATCCTTCAGTACCTTCTTTGCGGCAGAAGACTGTACGGCCTCGTCAACAGCCTCGGCGGCTGCCTTGGCGCCAATCATGTTCTTGGTGCGGTTCCATAGACGCATAGCCTTGAACGGCGTCATAATGTTGGTGACAGTGTGCATACCTGCATCGTACGGGTTGAACGTGGAGCGGTACGGATTGTCCGTTACGTCGTATGCAAAATTGTCAGCAAGTTCAGTAGTGACTGGGACAGCGGCGTTCAGTCCAACATTCGAGCCACCCTTGAACATGGACTTCAAAACTCCCGGCAGCTTACTGATGCGGTCGATGCGCTTTGCGGCAGCGCCGGTAGCTATCCCCATCGGAGCTGCCATAGCAAGGTTCTCCGCGATATCGAGAGCCAGGTCTTTCACGCTTGACGGCTGGCCGTTCTCCATGCGTTCGAGAGAGCGCGGGGCGAACAAAGTACCAAGTACGCTTTGCATCGCAGTAGGTTTACGACTGTGCGATTCCATCTGAGCAAGTATCCCGTTGATTACGTCTGGCACGTGCTCACGCCCAATCTTCCCGAAGTCCGGGTCTTGCTCAACACGATTTAGAAGCCTGTTGGGGTTGCGTTTGTATAGGCTGAGTAGCTTCTCTTCCGGTGACATAATTTTCTCGTCAATGCCAGAGTAAGAAGCTCCAGCAGCATCGAGAATATTTTTCACCGTAAGTTTCTTGTACTTCTGGGCGTCAATGTTATTCATGTACAAGCTGTTCTCAAGTGGCAAGCCCTTCTCAGGCGGCATCTTTTCGAGGCGGCCCTTTATTTCCGGGTTAGACGAAAGAAACCCTATGACAAAAGAGTTTGCGTCAGCATCGGTCTTTGCGTAGCGCCGTGCGTTGAACTCCATCATCTGTACAGCGGCAAGGTTGAGGCCCAAGTCCTTGCGGAGCTCAGCGTCTTCCTTCAGGCGCTTCAGGGTGATACCCTTTTCCTTCTTTTCATCAGCCATTAGTTACCTCCCCTACTCTTCAGCCACTTGTCCTTGCTCATGGCGCTCGGCTTTTTCAGCTCTCCGTCAGACTTGATAGAGCCGCCAAGATTCTGTATTGCGGTTGACAGCTTCTTCTTCTGCTCGATATCAGAAGTTGTCTGGTAGATTGTGTACAAGTTGTTAATCAGCGTACGCTTCATGGCGATGTTTCCGGTGTATTCCTGATAGGCCGTCTGGCTGCGCTTCTTTGCGGCATCGGCAACCTGCTGGATTTCCTCTGCGTAGTCCTTGTTCTCTGAAGCCAGCTTCTTGGCTTCGGCGTCGATTTCACCGTCGGTGAGGTTGCCGTTCTCGTAGAGCCAATACTTGAACTGGTTCAGCTCGCCGCCCTTCTGAGCACCGTCACTGGAGTCAGTTACGTTGTTTCCAGTATTGCCAACAAAGTCACGAAGGTTCAGGTCAGGGTTCTTAGCCTTGAGCTCCATCAGCTGTGCTCCGTAAACGTCGAGAAGCTGGTTGGCCTTCTTGAGCTGTTCGCCCTTTGTTTCCGGGCCGATGGTGGCCGCAGTGGCGTAGTACGTTTCGAGCAACTTGTCAACATCCGCCTGCGTAGGCTTGGCGCTCTCGCCGTTCTTTGCATTGTTTAGCATAGCCATTTCGCGGTTGTTGCGGAGCCCGCGAAGGTTCTGGTACATTGCTCCGTTGTCACCGGCACGCAGCATTGCGGCGCCGATTCTCTCGTCGCTGTAGTCATCGCCAAGTTGTGCCACCAGCTGTTCGCGCTCGGCCTTCAGCTCGGCGATACGGGACTTAATCTGCTCGATTTCTCCCTGCTTCTCGGAGCCCCAAATCAGGCCCTCATCCGGCTGTACTTGATTCCAAGTGAAATCCTTATCCATATCGGGTACTCCTTAAATCCTTCTACCGGCTGACCACCAGCCGTTCTTTCCAATCGCCTGCCCTATGCTGGGGGCCGTAAGTAAATCCTTTGCCGCGAGCGAGGCCTCGTACCTGTTAGGGCCGCCGCGATACGTGTACCACTTTCCGCTCGGGTTGAACCTCACGCTTATGGTATTGTCTCCGTTGATGCGCACGCCTGAAACCGCCGAAGAGCCGGGGCTGAAGTTGCGGCGAGGCCTGTTGTCCTTCCAGAACGAGAGAAGCTGTTCTTCTTCGCGCTTTCCCTGCTCCACTGCCGCACGGAACTGTTCAGGCGTCGCGTTCTTCGGAAGCATGCTAACGTACTTGTTGACTGCTCGGTTGTGCTCTTCGAGAGACTGCATCTTCGCAGCTTCCATCGCAGTAGCGCGGTCGAGCGTCGCGTTGTTTACGGGGTCTCCGTCCGCGAAGTAGTAAACGTCATAGTTGAATTCGCCGCTCGGGTAATCGCTCACTGTCTCAGGCGAGAACTGTCCACGGCCTCCGCCGAATCCGAAAAGGCTGCGGAAGAATCCGCCGATGCCGCCACGTCCGCCGTTTCCGCCGGCGCTAGGTTGTCCGTAACCTGTTACGGAACGGAGAACGCGCCCGAAGATGGACGGCTGCGTAGGAGTAGGGTTTACGAAGGCGTAATACGAGTCACCGGCAGAGCCTCCGCCTCCGCCTCCTCCTCCAGCGCCCTTGCGCTTTTTCTTCTTCTTCTCTTCGTCTTCGTCTTCGAACATCGCCTAGCGTCTCCAGCGGTAATTGCCCATCACGTTCGGTCTGTATCCTTCCATCTGCCGTGCAGCGTCTATCTGCGCCATCCTGTTGGCCACCGACTGGCCGTACGAGCGGTTTGGCTGGTTGGCCATGGCCGCCTGCTGTGCGAGGTACTGGTCTGCATAGATGCTGTTGGTCTGCTCGTTGCTCGTAGGCGGCTGTGCACCTACGTTAGGTCTGTAGCCTTCCATCTGCTGGGAAGCCTCCTGCGAAGCCTGCACACGCTGTGCATCCTGTTGACGTGCCTGTTCGTACTCGTTTAGCTTGTTCTCAAGCTCTGCGATTTCGGCGTCGATTTCGTTGATGCGGTCTTGAGCCTTGCCCTTGCCTTCCATCAGGTCTGCGGCCTTCATGCGGTAGTTGTACTTGTTGTACGCACCGATGCCCTTTGCGAGAGCGCCGAGGTTGTCCTCGTTAAGGTCGCCCTTTCCGGCCTGCATGTTCTGGTTTACGTTTGGGCGGAAATAAGATACTGTCAGTCCCATTGTTCCCCCCATTATCCGAAAATGCCGCCGAGAACATTACCGACGATACCGGCTGCGGCTCCTATGCCTGACTGCTTCTGCATTCCGAGGTTTGCCTTGGCCTGCGTCAAGTCGCTGACAGTGGACAGCGTTGCGTTGTTCTGGCTGGCCATGTTGCCGTAGTAATCGCCAAGGGCGTTTCCGTAGCCAGTCTTGCCCTGCGCGAACGTACTGGCGAGGCCCTGCATGTTGCCGAGCCTGTTCTGCTTTGCAGTCTGCCCGGCGTTCCATTCGTTGAGCTGCTGCTGTCTATCGGCCATCATCCGGTCGTAGCTGTTCTTCCATTCGTCCGAGGCCAGCGCCTGCTGCTTGGCGGCCATGCGCCCGAGCATATCGCTAGACCACGCGGAACCGGCGCCAGCCGCGCTGTTCCTTATTTGGTTCATGGCCGCGTCAACGCGCTGGTTGGCGGCGGGGTCATAGAACTCGCTTACGTTCCTGTTGTAACCGAAGGAATCTGCCGGTTTCTGCAATTCGGACAGGAGCTGCTGCGTTAGGTTGTTGTAGTTCTGCACGTCGTTGCCGTACAGTTTCTGCGCCTGATTGAAGTAGTCGCCGTAGAGCGCCTTGTTCTGCGCGTCAACGCTGTTAGCCTGCGAGATTAGCTGGTCTAGCGACTGCTGGCCAGCCTTGACTTGCTTGCCGTTTCCGATACCGAGTGCTTCGAGGGCCGCGTTGCCCGCATCGGCTGCACCGAACGGATTCGCAACAAACGTGCCTACTCGTTCTGCAAATGATGCCATATTCTTTACTCCTTAAAAACAAAGTATGCGGACAAACTTAGTCCCTTCACTGTTAATTACAGTTGCCCCTTTCCTTGCGGGGCCTACAAGCTGCTTAGTCCACGTGTCCCCATCGAACACGTCGGCCACACACCTACGCGTGAGCTCAAGCGGCAACGGTCCGCCAGGTCCCTCCATACAGGTGAACCACGGCGTATGTGTGACGTGCCACCGGTCGATATCTTCCTTGATGTACGCGCCCTTCAGTACTTCGTCAACCTGTTCGAGCGGCGTATTCTGCGCTATGCTTCCGTTCATTATATCTGTGCTCCAGTCTTGCCTGCGCGTACCGAGCAGTTTGTCAGTACGAAATCCATTGGCTCGGAAAATGTTATACGAATTACGCACAAACGATTCATGCCGAGGTTGTGCCACCTTACCCTGTGAGAGTAGTCACCGGTGCGCCCGAACTTGGCGTGGCGCATGTTGCCGAAAGTGACGCCTCCATCCTTGGAAACCTCAAGAAGCACCTCTGAGTTATCGGTATATTCCGGAGCCGAGCCGGTGTTGCATTCAAGCGCAAGCTCTTCTATGACGAACGGCTTCAAGTCGCTGGTGAATACCGGGCCCTGTCTGTGCCTGACCATCACGGACTTCTTTCCCTGCGGCCAGTCCTCGTACCAATAGTTGTCATAATATTTCGCCACCATTCCGTCTTCGGTAAACGCATAGAACTGCGAGCGGAAATTCGCCACCGATGACACGCGCCACCTAGTCTCAAGCCCGGTATCCGGAGAGCGCGATGCGCGTTCGTGCCACTCTTCCAGCGAGGCGTCGTAGCACAGTGTCTTCTTCAGCGTTGGTAGCTGCAAGACGTAGTATTGATGGTCTGCGATGCCGTACCCGAACCCGTAAGACGTGCTCGTGTTGTCGTTGAGTTCATGGTCAATCCAATCCTCGGACACCCTGCTGAAAACCGTCCCGTTGGCGGCCATAACGCACTTTCCGTACTGGCGCCCGTTACTAACGAAAAACACATTGCGCCCAACTACGAACAAGCTATCGGGAGCCTCAAGGCCGAACTCGCCAACTGCGCTGAAATATTGGCGGCTCCATGTAGCGTACTCCTCGCCCGCATACGTGTAGATTTCCACGCTCTTCGGGCCAAAAACGTACAGCACATTCCCTACGCCGACCAGTCCATTTATCGAGTCACTATTCGACTCCGAGTTGAAAAACTGCTGCACTCCGTAATTGTCGTAGAAGCAGTATTCCCACGCGTCAACGGTCTTCTTCTTCACCGTTATGTTGTCCGATTCGTACTGCACGTTCCCGTCTGCGTCCGTATCGAAAACCTCGCGTGTATCAGCCGAAAGCGGGTACGGCACCGAGTAGTATGCGTATCCGCTATCCACGTCGTTTATGACGATGACGCCGTTTATGACTACGCAGTGCGTGGGACGTACGGTATGGCCGTCGCCTTCCACTGCGGCAGGGAGCTGGACTTGCCTGTACGTGCCTTCCTCAAGGAAGTATGCGAACAAGTTAACGCCGTCGCAAACAAGCATTATGGCCCGCGGGCCACCGGCTTCGGCGAAGCAGATGCGGCGCCCGTTGCCGGCCACGTTGAACAGCTTGGTGCGCGTTCCGTCCGGCTTGATTCTGTAGAGCACGTTGCCGAAGCATGCGAACATGTCCTCGTTGGAACCCTCGGCCTTGAGGCCGCGTGTGGACACCCACGTGCCACGGCACTTTCCGCCTATCGTGGAGAGTCTTCGGAGACCGGGAAGGCTCTCCATGTAGGCGTTCTTAGCGTTTGTGCTCTTGCACATGTTTACTGAGTACTCGGCGCCCTGTTGCGCCGGGTATTTCGAGCGGTTGCTGCCGCCAATGAGAAATTGAGTGACAGTCCCTGTAGCCATTTATTATTCTCCGATGTATCCGCCGCCTAAGTCGTAGCCAACGCTCCACGTATCGTAACCCTGCACCCATTCGTCACCGCTCAGCATCGCCCTGTTGTTCAGCGTCTGGCGGTCGATAAGTGCGAGTGCCGCGTTCATCTGGTCTAGGCTATCCTGCTTGTAGTCGTCCAGATGGTAGTTCTGACAGAGCATGTAGCAGAGAGTCCAGTAGAGCGCGTCATGGTAGATATCGCTAACGCAAACGTAATCGTCGATATCGGTTACGGACAAACGATGCTGGAAGTATACTCGGAGCTGGCAGCTGGCGTTTCCGTTCAGCCTGAGAGTACCAACGAGTCTTCGTGAATCGCCGTCCGGAGTAGGCTCGCTAGAAACCGAGTACGTGTAGTACGCGGGTAGGCCGCCACTGAGAAGATTGTCGAGCTGTTGCGGTTCGCAGTTGCGTAGCCTGTAGTAACGGATTCCGAGCTTGCGTGCCACTCCCTGTATGTATTCCGGTGGAGCCATGTCAACGAACCTTGACGCGGTTTCCGGGTCTGCGCGTTCCTCGTCCGTAAGCTGCTTGAACACGATTACGGAACTGGCCTGCCGGTCAATCTGGTCAACGGTCGAAGCGAAGTACGCCTCGGTGTTGAGCTTACGAATTGCGGAGTTGAGCAGTGCAACTGCGCGGTCTGCCTGTTCGCCTTCTAGGGTTTCTCCATCGCCGAGCAGTGAAACCTGTTGCGCGGCATCGTTGCATAGTTTGTTGACGGATATCATGCGGACTCCTTTTTCACTTATAATTACAGACAAAAAGACCGGCCCGTCTTGCGGCGGGTCAGTCTTAGTTTGTTCACCCTATTTCGGACAACCTTAGTCGAGCTGAATATAGGTCGTACAGCCGAGACGAGGCTCGAAAATATCGGCCAAGTACGGGCTGTCAATCCTAAGCAGCTCCGTGCCTTTCCGTCCGTTGCCAAAGGCCATGGACTTCATCACGGTACGGCCATCGACGCCGACAGAATCCATCTTGCCGGACGGCAAGTCGGAGAATGTGTAAGCATCGTAGCAGAGGCTGTCATCAATACGGCAGATACCGATGCGGTAGGTCTTACCGGCGGTGAGCTTGTTGGTGAAAGCCTGCGTGGTGGAACCGAAGGCGGCAGCCACGACACTATTTGGGTTGTTGCAGCCCTTACCGGAAACGGTGATGCGGACTTCAGGGATGTGGCCCTGTGCGTCGAGCACCTTCACGGAGAGCGGCTGAGCCGTTTCCAGACCGGACGGGTCAACAATATTGAGGCCGGTCAGTTCGTACACGGCACCCGGCTGGAAGGTCTTTCCGGAGGCGGAGACAGTCAGCTGGTTGAACGGTTCGTAACCGATGACGGTAGAGTTATCGGAAGCGAGAATCGGGGTCAGCGTGACGGTAGGAGCAGTGTCCATCGTGGAAGCCATCTTGATTTCGGGGAGAGCCGGGCAAGACACCTGAGAGGCAGTTGCGAACTCGCCGAAGTAGAGGGATTCCCACAAGTCCTTCATCTTCTGTTCGATAAACCAGCCACCCTTGATGTTGTTCGAAATGTTGCCGTAGACGGTCGGCTTCTGGAACTCAATCTTGGTGCCAACGAGGGAAAGTTCGTCGAGCTTGGTGGCTGCATCGGACAGGAGGTCAACACCGATAGTGCCGGACTTGATGACAGTCTGGAAGGTCTTGAACACGGTCTTGTTGATGATGGCCTGGTCGATTTCACGTGCAAGCTTGAGGGCGCGAGGCTTGATGATTTCCTTGAGCTTGTCTTCCACGAGGGTCAAATCTTCCCACAGGTCGGTTTCGACTGCGGTACCCTTCATTTCCATCACTGCGGAGACTTCGCGTTCGATGACCGGAGCGATATCGTCATCAGTGATTTCGAGAGTGGAGTACACGCGGCCCGGGTCGGGCAAATACACGTGCACAGTCTGTCCTACCTTCTTACCCTTAATTTCCGATTGAGGAAAATAGGACTTGGAGGCGGCGGTGTATACAAGATTGGCCTTCACTGCTGTGGCCAGCATTTCCAGCTTCTTGCGGTTGGTCAGTTCATTTCCGGTAGCCATAGTAAAACTCCTTTGTTAGTATTGGCTAGACATTTTGTTACTTTGTTTGTAGTATGCCTAGTCATACTCGTTTTACTAGGATGGCGCCGAAGGAAGCGCGTTTACTCTTCATCCTATAATTACAGACAAGCTCTAGCAGACGCCGAGCTTTCTGAGCCAATCTCGCCGTGCAATCGGGTCATCGAGCGTGTTTGCGCCGTTCGTGATGGCACCCTGAGACCCCGGTTTTCCGAGTTTGTACGTAGGTTTGGCCGGTTTTGCCGGTTCTTCTACCTGTTCGGCTGCCCGCTGGCGTCCTTCTTCGAGAACACGGTTCTCGATTTGCTTCAGCTCGTAGAACTGTTCCATCTGAGTCATTTCGGGGTTACAGAACACGGTCTTGAACTCTTCCGTATGGTCGAGAATGTGAGCGAGGGTACGCGGGCCCATCTTGTGGCCGAGAAGGTACTCTGCTGCAACCGGATTCGCCTTCAGCACGTCATCGAAACCCTTGGACGTGGCATACTGCAACTTGGCCATGAACGCCTTCTCTGATTCGCCGTCGAAGCTGTCATGCGTGTTCTTGAGGAACTTGTCTTGCAGTGCCTTGACCTCGGCTTCTTCGGCCTCGCGTGCCTTGCGTTCCTCATCTTCCTTGTTACGTTGTTCGTCAGACTTCGCCTGCTGGTCTGCCCTGTCCTTCTCGATTTGCTGCTGTGTCAGGTAGGCGATATACGATTCGTCATCGCTAAACGATTCGCGGTTCTTGACTTCAGGCTTCGGAGCAGTTCGTTCTTCGAGTGCCTTGATTCGGGCCTCGTACGAGTTCTTGAGCTCCTCCATTTCTGTCTGGTGCTTGCTCTGAATTTTCTCGATACGCTTTCGGAAACCGTGACTCATCTTCTCGGTTTCACTGAACACCTCGGAATTCTTCCAGTCATCTTCGGCTGGTTTGTCTTCCGGATGTTCGTTACTTTGTTCGACAGACTGGCTCTGCTGGTCTGTCCCGGTTTCGTTTTCAACCGGCGTTTCCACCGGCTTCTGCTGCTCTACTTCTTCATTCAGGTTTTCAGTTGCCATCTTGGCCTCCAATTAAGAATATCCTGTTTGTGCGAATCATCGCGATTCCCTGTTCGTCAGGCACCTCGTCGAAATCGCTGGTTACAATAGTTGTTTTAGTACGGAGCACTGCCGCCTCTACCATGTTGCGTGCGTGATTCTGCACGGAACGTACGACATAGTTCAGCATAGCACGCCCGTCATCGGCGTCCGCCTTCTCCAGAGCTTCGAGAGCCTTTAGCAGGCAGTCGCCCCTAGTTTCCTCGTCTCGGTAGAACGTAACGGCGTACGGGGTGGCGCCTACGCACAGCTTGCTAAGTGCAATGTCAACAGCCGCCATCACTATTTCGCCGCGCACCTGTTCGGTGCTGGCCGTGTCGAGACCCTTCCTGTAAAGTCGTTCGCATAGCGCGAGCGCGTCAGTCTCCTCGTATGGTATGCGCTTCTTCGAATTAGTCATCTGCCATAATCTCCGCGAGCGCATCCTCGTACGCCCTGTCTTCGACAATTTCGCTCTTCCGAACGACAACCTCGCTAGGTTGTCCGTAAACCGCCAGCGCCAGTGAATCCGATACGTCGGGGCTCCTTCCCAGACGCACCCTAACATCGGCCTTTGGCTCGATTATTAGTTTGTTCGAATTGGCCATCTGTAGCCAGTGTATGTTGCACATTTCGCGGCGCACTTCCTCGGCGAGGCAGTTCTCCGGTATGTATAATCCGTCATCGCGTATGCGGTGCGCCAGCTTAAACAGCATTTCGGCACGCACGTTTGCGTACAAGTTATTGTCTATGGCCTTGCCGCCGAACGCCACCTGAGTACACGGAATCTTGAAACGGAGCGCTTCGTAAATTGCCTCGCTCCAAGCCAAGTCCATATTGATACCGGCAATCTTGTGCTGCTCATGGAACTTGGTAATGTACAGGGCAACGTCGCTGGTCTCCGCACGGCCGAACTCGTGAATGTCGAGCACGTGGCGACCCTGCACAGCGCTAAATACGTGCTTGTCCCGGTCGCCGCTATGGGCCATGTCAAGACCGCACCATATCGGTTCGCTCGCAATGAGCGGAGGCACGGTAGCGCTGAAGTCCGTAATCTGGTTGAGTGCGGTAGAGTTGTCACCGATAAGCAGTTCGCCGAGCAACTCTTGCCTACGGAGCTTCTCATCGAAGATACCAGCCGCGAACAGCTCGCGTTGCTCCTGTGTGACGTGGTAGTTCTCGTTCACGCCTGCACGTAATAGGCGTATGCCGTTCTTCTCCGCCTCGATTACCTTGAGCTGCCATTCGGAGTTCATGTTCGGGGTAGATACGGCGCGTATTCTCGGCTTAATCTTGTTGCCCTGCAAGTCCTTACCGCGAAGGATAGGAACGATGGCCGCAAGCATTCGCGGCGAGCTCAACATGAATTCATCGAGTACCAACAAACTAATTTCGGTAGCGCCTCTTATGCTATCCGGCCCGTGTCCCTCGTAGGTTCCGAGCTTGAACGTGGCTTCTCCCCACTCTGTCTTGAACTTGCCGGTATGCGTGGAAATGTTCCACTTCCAGCGCTCCTGATACCCGAAATCGTGAAGGAACTTGTTCAGGTGCTTCTCACCGCCGTCACGCCAAGCATCCAAGTTCTGTACAAAGTAAACGACGTTCTTTCCCTCGGTGAGGTACTGCAACGCAAGCAACACGGCAACGAACGTCTTACCGGCAGCACGCTGGCTGACGATTGCAACGAATCGTTCATCGGCTTCCATGAACTCAAGCTGCGTAGGAAGCAGCTCTACTTCCAAGTCCATGTACTTGCCGTCATCACTCGGTTTCAGCTTCTTCGGGTTCATCCGTTACTTTGTCCGCCTTCTTCAGTACGATACGCACCGGCTTATCGGTGTTATAAGAATTGCCTTCAAAGTTAATCTGTGTCGCGTTCGCTGGAGTCTGGTCGCGGAACTGTGCGCCGATGATACGGCAGCAGCGCTCCACCAAGTCCACGAGCTCCACAGAGCGCTTGTCTATGGCTTCCTTGAAAAGGCCCTCAAGGTCTGCCTCCACGGCAGCCTTTACTAGGTTCTGCTGCAAAATCTGCTTGCATGCCCGGGCCTTAGCCATGCGCTCGGCCCATTCATCAGGAGACAGCTTTAATATAGAGGCGTAGGTCTTCAGGTTCTTCGACGCGTTCGGGTTCCTAAACCCGCCTATGTTCGGGTTGCGCTTGGCCGAAATGCTCGCCTTCTGTTTCGCTTCCGCTGTCTGTAATTGACCTTTCGCCCTAGCCATGTTAGGCCCCCAGCTTCTTCTCGATACGGTACAGCGATTCCAGAATCAGAATCAAGAAATCCTGTTCGGTGTTGTTACGATTCATTCCAGCCGGAATCTTGCGGAGCCCGTCATCTTGCATGGCGCTTTCCGGCGCCGGGTCGATATGGGCCTTAACGTTTGCAACGAAGTGACCCGGGCGGGTTTCAGTGTAAGTGATATATTCCCCGGTAACTGAAGATGCGAACATTGCTTCCTGCTTGGCCGATTGCGGAGCCGGGTCGATTGGGGCTTGCATTGCACTCTCTACGTATTCGCAATTAACCGGGTTGGCGTACGGTGCCTCGGTAATGTATCCTTCCGTACTATTCTTTTTCTGTTTTGACTTCTGAGCCATAGACCTGTTCCTCGAAATCGACTTCCACGCGTGGGATTCTTACCGTAACCTTGTAGACGTTGGATTCGGTCTTGTCACGCTTCTGGTTGTATGCGATGGTCTGCTCGACCACCTTGTTAAGTATATCGGCCACAGCGAACGTGGCCAGCTTCAGTGCAGCCGGTTTGTGCGATTCCTCCGGCGCAGTTGCGTCAAGCATGTAGTTGTATCTTATCATACTTTATAAATTATATCATTTGTCCGGCATGCTAAGTTTATCATAACTACAGGCGAAATTTACCGCTCGCTATACGATATACGATATACGTATATAAATATTATGGGATAAATTTATGGGGGACTTCATTTAACGCGGGGAGCATTTCCTGAAAAAGTTTTCACAGAAATTTTCCTACGCGTGTATACACCCCCCCGTCCACGCCGTCCACGCCGTCCACACCCATCCAAATTGGCGATTTTGAGCTAAAAACGCCAAAAAGCGTGGACGACTTAGCCGTGTCTAAGTCGTCCACACCCCGTCCACACCCCCATTTTAGGGCGTTTTTTGCGATTTTTTGTAAACTCAAAGTTTACAAAACGGCCTGTTTTACCCGGTTTTACGGTAAAACTTATTTTTTTATTACACCTTCCAAACCGCTTACTTTTTTACTAATTTTATGTTCGTGAGCTGAGAATGGTCGGCTCCCTGTAGGTATGATTTAGTGGGGAGCTGGCGATTGTCGGCTCCCCCTAATCTATACCTACAGGAGCTATAAATGGCGAAACAAGTACGCCGCATCAAAGCCGGGGAAATCGGCCCCGCAGACCTTAAAACCGATGAAACAGTGTACGTAACTGGGCTTGCCCCGTTTTATGATAACGTAAAGACGAAATCTAACGAATGGGGTACTTACGAGTGCGGTGAGGTACTTAGAAAGAACCAGCGCCGCTCTGTCTTAGCTACACTTATAGATTCTGGAGTCAACTCAAAGTCGCAGCTGGACGTATGGAAGGCCCAACATACCGCCGATGAAATCTATAAGATTATGGTAGACTGCGAGGATATCGGATTCCGTAGCGCAGTCCTATGGACGATAGCGCTAAAGAATCAGCTACCGAGCATCGAGCGAATACTTAGCGGAGTGTTGCGGAAGAATCTACTTGAAGAAATCACTGATGCTGGAATCGTATACAACCGAGTGGACGAGGTAAGCACACGGGTTAGCGAACAGGAAATCGTAAACTGCGCTCGGTATACGGCGAAACGAATAACCGAAAATCTGAATCTAAAAGTACAGCCTAGCGTTGACCGAATAATCGAGTACGCTTTCGACGATTCCTACGTACAGAGGTTTACTGATGGCACTATTATGTCCAAAGTAACGTATGCAGCAGAATCTGGACTACTTGAGCTTACAGGTGAACTAGGATGCGAGAGCGAAAGCGAAGCCACTGAGTACGAACTATACAACCTACAAGACGAACAGATTGACGCCTTCCGTACTATCCTTGGCCCAAACAAACTCGTCGTGATGAACGGGGGCCCCGGTACCGGTAAATCGCACGTATCTACTGCTGTTGTCCACCATTACGGTGCCGAGCATTGTCTTGTGACGGCCTACACCAACAAGGCATGCGCTAACTTGTACGAGCGCTTACCTGGCTACGCATGCGCCGGTATCTGTGGTATTCGTACAATAACTTCGATTGCGTGCCGAATGGAGGCAAGTCAAAAGTTTTGTGCAGAGCTCAAAAACGTGAAGTGCTTACTGATTGACGAATCCTCGTTCTGTTCTTCCGTTTGCATATACGAAGTACTCAAAATACTAGAGGCGTGTTCACATAACTGCAAGCTCGTATTGGTAGGCGACGCGAATCAGCTACCGCCTGTAGGCGCTTACGGTGTACCGTTCACAAAGCTCGTAGAATCCGGTAGAGCTAAAATCGCGACATTGACAAATTTCCGCAGAAGCAATAGCGGCGGCATCTATGACGCTTTCTGTAATTTCAGAAATGCCGGAACTCACACTATTAAGGCTTGCGATAGTGTTCATATACATGTTGTAGGGACTTTCGAACAAGCGGCGTATATCGCGTCGCATTCGTATGGTCGCGAAGACGCAGATAGGTTGTCCGTAATTGCGGAAACAAACAAGGTGTGCAACATCGTAAATAATGCAACAATCGAGTACCTTTTCCCCGACACCGATTACTCAGCCGAAGATGAACGCTACCTACTAAACAAGGTAGGAATGAAAGTAATTTCTAACACGAATATCCGCTCAAAGGCAGGCGAAGTTATTTGCGCAAAAAATGAAATCTGCACTCTCGTATCTGTCGGGGAGCGCTATACGTATAGGCGCCACATTAACGGTTGCCTATTCGATGTTGTTGCTGCTGATGCTCTATCGCTAAGTTACTTCGGAGCCGGTTACTGCTGTACAGTACACAAGTTCCAAGGCTCCGAGGAAGACAGAATCATCTACGTGCTCGACAACGATTCAAACATGCTAGGCAATTCGTTCAGCACGCAGAAGGAGCTTAAATACGTTGCGTTCAGCCGTGCAAAAGTTGAGCTCGATATTCTAGGCGTTCAATCCGGAGTCGAGCGCGGTCGCAACCTAGATGAAATCAACGTGTACGTGGCGCCAACCCGTGTTGCACAAATGCTATTTTAATTTAAGGAATCCCTATGGAAAACACAGAATATACACGTTTAATCGAACTGCTTGATGGCCAGAACATTAAGATTGGGCTCAACGGTTTTTACACTTTGTCTTCAACCAACCGGAAGAAAGACGCCACACAAGACGCAACTATGCTTCTTAAAGGTGCCGGTGTTGAGCCTAACGATTTGCTAACAGAGTACAAACAACGCATGAAGCCATCGGAAACTACTGAGCCACCGAGCATCAAGAACTGGTTTTCGATGATTCCGTATATTAGCCCCGAGCTATTGGAGTGCGCGTTTAACGCTAACGATGCTAAGTTGTTGGTGAAAATCAGATACACAAAAAACGACTTAGACGGAAACACCATGATGATTCTCGTACAAACTAAGGGGAACACATGGAGCCCGATTATACTCGATGGAAAGTCTTCGACTACTGCCGAGCTCGCAAGAGTATGCGCGATGGCTGAACCAAGTGATACTAAATACGCTAATTTGTACGAAGAGCTTACCGAAAAGACCCAAGGCATACTCAATAGTACGTTCAAGGGTTTCGGTGCCGCACGCAGTAAGGTCAATCAAGATATGCTCGTGACGGCTCTAAAAAACCGCTTGCCGGGAACGATGCTGTCGAAGTATTACATCAAAGCTGTTGTAAGCACGGAAGAGTTTGAAGAGTCCGAGGAACACAAGAAGATAATCTATCGGCCTCATGGAGCACGATTCGTCCGCACACCCGAATCATCCGCAGCATGTACAATCTTCGACCACCTTGTTGAAAATGCGGATTCATTTATCAGTAAGCCAGATATGGTTGTGAGGATGCCGAGGATTTACAGCAATGACCCGAACGAGCCTGCACTGCATTACATTGATTTGGACACTGTTCTTGACTACGAGCATGAACACCCTACGTGGGTACAGTATTTTAAGAGGTTCAGCGAAGACGATGCGCGTGTGCTTAGAGCGTTTATCTGGAGCATTTTCGATGCCGGTAACACTGGACGCCAGCTGCTCTACATTTACGATAAGGATGGCTTCTCCGGTAAATCTGTTTTGATGTCTGCTATAGCGTCTGTCTTGGGCGAAACACTCGTAGCCGCACTCCAGAAAGACTCACTCAACAACCAATTCAGTATGGCGAAAATTTGGGACAAGCGATTAGTTATCATCGGCGATAACAAGAACCCGTATCTTGTCCTAAGTGAAAAGATGCACATGGTTCTCGGTAGCGATTACGCAGATATCGAAAAGAAGGGGCGTGATTCATTCAGCGTGAAGCTGCAAACGAAAGTGATAGCATCTGGAAACACACAGCTCAGAATCGACCCAGATGCAACTCACGAACGTAGCCGCGTAATCGTCATCGTACCGAAGATTCCAGACGAAGTGCTCAACGAAATCGCTGCCCATGACAAACAAGGTAACATCATCCGTGACAGCGCTGGGCGCCCTCAGCTGATTGGCGATGCTAGCTTCGAAAAGCGCTTAATCGCAGAGTTTCGCTCTATGCTAGTTGAGGCCAAGAAGGATTACGAAGAGCTCTGCCCCACGCGTTCAAGCATCGTCTTACCGCTATCCGTAGCAGACAGACTTGAAGTTCTTAGCTCTGATGACTTAGATATCCTTGACGCAATTATCGAGGAGAATTTCGAACTCGGTAATGACAAAATCTGTCAGCCTATTCAGTTACACGAAGGGTACAACATGTCCGTACCAGAAGAGCTACAGAAGACAATCACGTACGAAGACTTCTTGGCGCACTTGGCGAAAAAGTACAACGTGGCGAAGAAGACGAAGCGACCCGATTTCAAGAAATACTATTTTGGTATTGCCTTAAAGGAGAACTAACTTATGCTCATAGGAATTGACTTCGAATACCAGTCACGTCCGTCCCACTACAACTTAATTTGTGCGTGCGCAACATCAGAAGACGGCACTACATACAAATTCTGGTTGCGTAACGGACAACGTAACGATACAGACAAGCTAATCGAGTTCATGTATGAACACAAGGGTGATGTGTTCGTAGCACACGCTCTCGACTTGGCAGAATCTGTATGTATGCGTCAGCTCGGCCTTGACCCATGCGATTGGAAATGGATTGATACGTTTTCGCTCGCTAAGATTCTCGATGCGAAACTTACTGAGAAGATTCGCCGTAACATCAAGGTTACAACTACGAACGATGGCGAGACGATAGAACGTGACGAGGATAAAAACAAGGATGTAACTTGCTCACTTGTAAGCTGTGTCCGTAATAGACTATACGTAGATATCGACTCAGAGCGAAAAGAAGAAATGCGAAAGCTCTGTATCGCTATGGAAACGGATGGGCATGAAGACGAAATCATGGACTACTGCTTGGATGATACAAAGTACTTGATTCCGCTCGCGAACCACATGCTGAAAGAATACCAGACGGCGCTGGACCATTCGCAACCGGTAGGTAACTGCGGGCCGTGTCCAACGGCTATGGACGTTGCTCTCGATATCGGCTACTTCTGTAACTGCTGCTCACAAATTACGATGCGCGGTATAGCTGTCAATCGTGACCGAGTGCAGTATCTGTTAGACCACGCCGCTGAACTGCTAAAAAAATCGCAAGACGATTTGAACGATAAATACCCCGGCGTTTTCGAATACCAAGGCCCAAAGAAAGACCCTAAGCGTAAGTTTGTATTCAAAAAGGATATCTTGCTAGAAAAGTACATGCTTCCGATTGCAAAGTCTAACGGAATCCAGTGGCCGATGACCGAGAAAGGTAGCTATCAGCTTACAGACAAGTTCATCAAGAGTATCCGTAGCGTAGACCAGATATTCGAAAACTACCACCAGTATTATGCTGTGAAGGCTGCATTCAGTAACATGGCGAAGAAAGGCGATGGTAACTGGCTCAGTAATTTCGATTCCGAAACGAGCCGCATTTACTACCAGTCTCTAAGGCCATACACGAGCAACACATTCCGAAACCAACCGGCAACGAGCAAGGGTTTTGTGCCGGGTTGGTCGAAAGTGCTGTACTGTCTTCTTGAACCACCTAAAGGAAAAATCCTTGTTGAGTTTGACTACAAGTCAGAAGAGACTGCAATACAGGCCGCACTGTGCAATGACCAGAAGTATCGCGAGCTCTACAATTCGAAAGACTTGTACTTGTGGATTGCGGCTTCCATCGGTATGATTCCGCAATCCGATTTCGATAACTTGTCTGTAGGCGAGCTTAAAGAAAAGTATGGCGAAATCCGTGATTGCGCCAAGCGATTCTTCCTTGGTTACTCGTATGGAGCCGGTGCAGCAACGCTCGCGCATCAATGCTCGATTTCAGAAACCACGGCACAGAAGTTCATCAACAAGACGGACAAGGTGTTTGACAAGGCTGTGAAGTATAAAACGCGGTGGATTTATCGCACGCAGAACCCACAGCCAGGCTTCACGCACTGGCGCCTACCTGATGGAACTGTAGTACGTGTGAAGCGCCAGAGTGGCGAAAAAACGGGTAAGGAAACGGTCATCAAGAACTGGCAGTTCCAAGCGTTCGGTGGAGTTATCATTCGCCGTATAATCAAGTGGGCACACGAAAACAGAGTACCTATTTTCGCTACTGTTCACGATGCTATCTGGTGCGAGTTCGAAGACGATGACCGCAAGCAGATGCGCCTCGATTGGATTTCGAAACAGATGAAGAAAATTGCAGACGAAGTAATAGGTGAAGATTTGATGCGAGTAGGCTCGCCGGATATCGTCAATTACGGAGAGCTCTGGAGCGCAGACCAAAAGCACATCGACACATGGCTCGCATTGACTGACGGCTGTAAATAAAAATTTACGTAACGTAATCGTAAGTTTTTACTATATTTGATTACGTAAACGGCGTTAAAAATCCCCGCGCCGAATAGGTCTGCTAGCTAGCGGCCCGTTGAATTAAGGGGATTCAGTTCAACGGGCCGCCTTTATTTTTGGCCCACAGAAAAGGAAGTTCATTATGAACAAATTCATTGAAGCCGCTAAGGCTAAGCGTACCGAAGCTCTCACACGTTCCGAAGGTGGTGTTAAGACCGCCGGGCCCGGCAAGTTCATCGTCAACCTCGTTGCTGCGGAAATCACCGATAACCGCGCAAAGACAGCAAAGATGGCTAAGCTTACGTACAAGGTAGAAACCGTAATTGAAGGTGCTCCTGAAAACGTCGGCTCCATCATCTACGAGTACATCAGCGAAAGCCACAAGGAAGAGCAGATGGCTCGACGCTACACGCAGCTCGTGAACCAGCTTCTCGATGCTGGTTGTAGCGAAAGCAAGATTTCTGACGAAGACGATGAAACTTTGTTCGAAGCAGTAATCACTGCTACCAACTACGCATCCAAGGCTATCGCAAAGGGCGTCAAGATTATCGCCGCTCTCGACCACGTTGAAACCGATAAGGTTGCAGAAAACGGGAAGCCGTACTACAATAATTACTTTATTGAGGTTCCGGAAGTTCCGGCTGCTCCGGCTGCTCCGGCTGCTCCGGCTAAACCCGCAAAGGCTTATAAGGCTAACGTGACGAAGAACGAAAACCCGAAATCCTTTATGAATCCGAAGGCCGCTACTTCGAAGTCCGAAGAGGAAGAAGACGAAGAGTCAGAAAAGCTCCCCTTCTAGCGTGTGCTCCCTTAGACCGCCGGTTTTCGTGAGCCGTGGTGCGGGTTTGAGGGAGTCTTGCATAAGTTACGCACCGCGGCTCGACACTTGTATCCATGCGTTCTGCGGCGTGGGTTAATGTGAAAACAGCTAGCGATAGGCGCCGCAGAACGTGGCCGCAAGGCCGTGTACCTTTGCCTATCGCTAGCTTTTTTTATTATGAGCTGAAACAATGAACGAGCACGAAGAACTTGCATATTTAATTGGCATCGTAACGGAGGCTTCCAAGTGGGAGCGCTCCGAGGGTGACGGACGTGATGCCATCAGAATGGAAATTGAACACCGCATCAACGTACTGCTCGGAACAGAATCCGATACAGCCGGTGACGATGGCAGAATATATACAACGTCTACGGACAAGATTTCCAGACAACGTAAATACGACGAGTTGCACGTGCTTGCGCTATGCGGTGACGGACTACGCCACAAGGTTCCACGAGAGGATTGCGTACAGGTTCCGTGCCGTCAGTCACGTACAGGTTACAAATGGCAGTACAACGGAAACCTGTACAGCGCTCCAGAACAAACTAATGAAGAGGCGGTGGTGGAAGATGCCGCAAGTAGTGTTTGACATTGAGACCTATCAGCGCCGTGATATCACTGAAGAAGAGCGCCTACGCGCTCAGGCGCTAAACGAAATGGAGAAGGCGATAGTTTGTCTGCAAGCGTGGCAGCTACAGCGAACCGGAGGCATGCCTGTTCTGGTAAGCTGATTCACTACTGACGCTGGATGCATAACACACCGTCTATTTCTACGAACTTCCAACCCTTTGGCAGTACGCGAAAAGCGTTCTGCCTTAGTGTTTCCAGCTTGTCTTCGCCGATTCTTTTTCTCTCGGCTTCAAGATTCTTATGCAATGTTGCCTGCTTCTTCGCCTCACGTGCCGCCTGGCGCTCAGCATTGCGCCTAGCTACTTCCGCTGCACGCTCCTCGCGCTTCTTCTGCTTGCGTATTTCGCGCCGCTCCTCCTTGCTGTACAGCAAGTACCACATAGCGTCTTCATCGTTCCGGTAGCCCGTTGTATCGAGCCAATCGTCCATTGTCATACACGAAATTCCGAGGTCTTGGCAATCTAGCTGGTGCTCTTCGTATTCGCGCCGTATGTTGCTTGCACGCTGGCGCGGGGTCTGTTCCGCCATCGGTACAGGCTTGTATTTGTAATCACTCTTGTAGTACCGCTTGTCTGTAACCGTAAACGTATCACCTAGCGTACACTCGCCGGAATCCGTATTCAGAGGAGCGTCGATATTGACCGTATGCGCCTTTACGTCGAGCACTTTTCGAATGTACTGGTCAGCTATCTTACCACAGATTCCCCACACGGACGAAAATACGTTGTCCATAAAACAGAGCTTGCGCCCGTCTTTAGATACGCGCTTGTAGTTGTGGCGCATTACTTTGCTCGAAATGAAATCACGATATGCCGCAAGCTCCATTTCTTCGCGAAGTTCCGAGCGCGAGTTACCCTGTAGTCCGTACCAGTTGTACCGATTACATACCACTATGGTCGCAATATGAACAGCCCGCCACAGGTTCTCGGCGGCGGTCTGATTCGGGTCAAGCTGGAAGCGTGTCCTAGCCATCGGAATCCCAGTTAACTGGCTCGATGCCGTTCTTCTCAGCGAAGGAATCTACCGCGTCGCAAATTCCCGATTCTACTTCACGTAATGATAAATCATTACAATGCAGACCATATTCGATGGTGTACTTTAGCGATTCTATTAGTTCTTGCCAACCTTCCATACAAACTATCCTTAAAAATAAAGGTCTTCCTTAGTGTCGATGAATCCGCCATCCAGACAGGCCGACTCGCACCTATATGGCATTGCCGTTTCACAGCCCCAGGTCCGGCGCCTTATATGTCCGCCGTACCCGCCGGACTCCTCGTCTTCGCTATCGTTTACAGCCTTGCTCGCCATCTGCACGGCCAATAGTGCCGCAGCCACTCCGCCACCAATACACATAAATCCTCCTTACAGAACGTCGAACGGAATTATCGTTTTAGGCGTGGCTCCGAACAAACGAACGTAGCGCTCGATTGCTTGGTCGCTTTCCGTAATGCGGCCATTGTCCAGAATGTTGCGCCAGCCCCAGTCTATGAGCTCGTTCCATTTTTCCTTCTTGCCGATTTCGAACAAACGCTCTTTCAGCTCCGTCTTAGTGGCGCCCTGCGGAATCTTGCAGATGTCTGGCAGATATTCGTACGGGCCGTTCTCGAAGGAACTTGCCATGATTGTAGACGAAGTAATGTTCGACTCGATAATGCGCAAGTCGGATTTCATTTCGTTGAACACGCACGGCACCAACGGAGCGATTACCATGTCTGGATTCAGGCGCGAGAGAAGCGAGCCGTAGCGGAGCGGCGGTACCCATGCAACCGTCTTTATTTTATCCTTAATGTCATCGAAGAGCCAGTTGTTGTTACCCATCTGTACGTATTCGATGTAGCCTTCGTTAACTCCGTCCTTGATGAAATCGACCCATTCGGCACTCTTCCAGTCACCGGCATCGCCTTCGACCTTTTCGCCCTTTTCGTTTATGTGTGGCCCCTTGCTGTGCAACGGGCACCCGGTACCGATGATTCTGAACTTGGTCTTGTCTTCGGTGATTGGCGGCTTGTGCGGCGAACTGAACAGGAATCGTGGCACGGTGTTCGGCACCACTTCGTAGTTGTCCGTATTCGTTATCTTGTTTAAACTTTCCGCCATGTGCTTGCTCGTTACGAGAATCTTGTCGAACAAAGGCGCCATCTTCAAGAACCATTCGTCGTCTTCGGGCTTCCGCACTTCCCCGCCCCACGGGTGCCACGGCAACGTGACTTCGCCGCTTACGTAGCACGGCAAGTCATCATAGTCGGCCATGAGCTGGAAACCTATCTTGTCCTTTACATCGTACAGCGGCTTGACAAGTTGTTCGTAACACAGCTTGTTTACCGGGCTCTTGAAAAGAAAGGCCCGGGTTGCATTGAGTACGCCGTTGTCGAGAATAGGATACGGGACTTCGAGAACCTTGAAGCCCAAACCTTCAGTCCAATTCATCACGTATGACGGGAAGCTGATACGGAAAGCGCGGCAGCCTGAAAAGCCGTCGGTTATAACTTGGACGTAGGGTTTGTTGTTGTTATTCAGTACTGATATCATGGAGCCTCCATTATACAGTATAAATTAGTTTATTATTTGCCGGAGCGGAGCGTTTATTCTATATTTTTGTCGTACTCTTAAAAAGGAGCAAATATGAACTTGTTAGTAGCAGCAGTAATAATTGAGTTCGTGTTCATCGTTGCGTTGAGTTTTACATACTTAAACCTACGTAGCGATTTCGACCGGACTGTAGTCAAGTTACAGGAGATGATATTCCAGTCATCGAAAGACCACCTAAAGGCGTGCCACCCGGAATACCTTGAAAAGCCCCCGTTCTCCATTAGCGAATCGACCGAAGCACCGGTCATGACTGCTAGCAGGGAAGAGCTGGCTCAGCGTATTCTCGACGTGCACATGGAAAACATAAACCCGAAGACAGGACTCCCCTATAAGACAACGGCGGCCCAACGAAGAGCCGCCGCAAAGGCACGTGAAAAGAAGAAAGCGGCTAGTGCTTCCCGCTCCAATCGTTCGGGTCGAAAAGCCACCAACCTATAATGCAGCCTACGATAATCGTCACTAGCGTAATGTAGTGAGCGTTACTTTGTATGAACTGCGTCATCGGGTTTCTTCCTTCGGAAAAGCTCGATTACGAGCATTATGATTTGCAAGATGTTAAGTGTCTGACTAATGTTGGGCTTTTTCATTCTTCAACTCCTTTACCGCTTCAGCTAGGTTGGCACTGGAAACGTCCAGCTTGGCTACAGCCGTGTTAAGCGCAGCACAGGTATCGCGTAGGTCATCCAGCGTGGTTGCAGTGAGGCTCTGCGCATCGCTGAGGCGCGTAATGTTGAACTCGGCCTTCAGTAACCTGTCGTGCCATTCCTGCGAATCTTTGTCTCGCACTTCCTTTGTCTGCATTCGGTCGCGCTTAATTTTAGCGATATCTGTCCATACCTTTACTAACAAAGTAAAGGCTGTCAGCAACCCGATTACGGCTCCTATCAATTCCGGTGTCATAAGTACCTCCTTACTTCTATTGCATGGTCCCGCCCCAACTAGTCGGTATCTGGGCTAATTCTTCTTGTCCGGAAGTAGTACGACTACCACACGAAAGGAAAGCATTGCTTACAATACTTGGAGGCCTAGCTTGCGTGCGCATTTGGTTATACAATGTAAGTGCACCTGTTTCGACCATATAACATTCCGAAAATGCAAAGCTTATGTTGACTGCCGAACTAGTATTAAAAAGCGGAAGGCTAGTCAAAGCGCCCATCCCCTTGAACGCGGATTGCCAATATTGTACATTAGCCGTGTTCAGCAGTGGCAATGTAGTAATGCTGGTGCACTCTGCACAGAACTGATAGAGTGTTGTAACATTGGCCGTGTTGAGGGCAGGAATTTCAAGTAAGCTCCGGCACCATAGGAAAGTACCCCTCAGGTTCGTAACATTGCTAGTGTCAAATAGGCATACTGTTCTCAAATGGTCTAGGTACGCAAAAGTGTACTCCATGCTTGTTACGTCAGTAGTGTTGGCGTCAATCAAGTACATGTAACCCGTAATGTTCTGGAACTTCTGGTAGAAAAGACTGTTCCAGTTGGACGTATTACGTGTAACATCCCAAATATTAGGCTCGCTAGAAACCCTCACCCAAGTCCCCGGATTCCCGTCGTTTGACGGGTCGTAGCTTGTGTCGTCGAACTTGAAACGAAGAGTTCTTTTAGGGAGGGAAGACGCACTGGCCATACTGAACGACTTACCGTTTGATGAACAAATTTTGTTTCCTATTTTATACAACATACTTACTCCAGTTTCCGTAAATCATAGGAACCGCCATGCGTCTATGGCAGCCTTGCAGTGTTTGCAGCAGGGCTGCGCCACCAGCGGCCTGTGTGAAATCCTGTTATAGTCCACGCCGTCTACAACGCGCTCGTGTGGCGGAACAGAAAGGCAACCTACCTGATGCCCGGCTGGATTGACAAACGCGCACAGGTCGAAGCCGTGCGTGGCACCGTCCGGATTCTCCTTTTCATACCCTATTACTTTGTACGGAATACCGTTGGCCTTGCAGTATGATTCCTTCTCCTCGCGTTCTATCTTGTCTACAATCAGGTAGATGTCGTAGTTCTGCGGAGGGTATTCTAGCCTGTGGTATGCGGCAACTATTGTCGTATTAGGCAGGTGTTCCAAGTCGCCGGAGCCGTTCGTCTTGACCAGCACGCGGTAGCCATGGCTGTCAAGCCAGCGCATCAGTTCCTTGATTTCCGGGTAGATGCTGGGCTCTCCGCCGGTCAACTCAACCGCCCACATGTTCGGCCTTACGTTGTTCTCAATCCACGGGATAAGGGTCGCGTTGTCCAGAGGCCAGCGAGGTGTATCGCTGTTGCGCCATTTGCCCATGGGACAGTGCCAGCAGTGGAAGTTACAGCGGTTTGTCAGTGAAACTTGCAGGAAGTTCATGATGTACCCCTAGAACTTGTGTCTATGCCAGCGGTTGCCGAGCACCTCAATCTGGTACTGCGGAGAACCGGCGAATTCGACGTACGTATTCGTTACGTCGATGGCGAACGTCTTGAGCGGCACCGCGTTTACGTCCACTTCCCACTTCGTGTCAATCTCGCAGTCGCAACCCTGAACACTCACGTTACATCCGCCAGAAGAATTGCTACAGTCGAACACCACGACGTAATCGTATTCCTCGTTGAGCCCGAGCGTAGGCGCCTCTATGGTGATGGAGCAGATATTGCCGCTATGGCCCTGCACGGCAACGTGGTTCACCGCGTAGTTCTGTATACCGCGCACGTGGTAATTGTCACCGTCATCCGTATTGTAGAAATAAAGCTCTGCGTCGTGCCTATGCTTGGTAAGCGGAATGGAACTGTAAACCCAGTTGCCGGTGTCAGAATCAATCGTGTACATTTCGAAAACACTACCGGCAAGACGGGCGAATTTGATAGCCGTTACGGGGTTCGGGGGAGTAGTGATAGGGCCGGTAAAGACCCTGCGGTAGAATCCTGCTCCGTTGTCCACGACAGGGGCAAGTACAGGCTCGTTACCGGAATTGATAATGGCCGTGACATCGGCATACGTGTTTGATAGATTAACGATTTCCTGCACTCCAGATGTCGCAACTGTACATGTCTGGAAAATACCGTTGCTGTCAACGTATACAGGCGTAGAGCTGTCACCCTTACCGGCAGTGATTGAATCAAGCATTGTCTTGTAAGGTGTTGCAGTCAGGTAGCTACCAGCCGTCTGGTAGTTGCCAGCCGTTTGATAGTTACCAGCTGTCTGGTAGTTGCCAGCCGTTTGATAGTTTCCGGATGGCTGATAATTCGCTAGCTCGGAGCTTGAAACGTAATCACCAATCGGCTGGAACGAACTTGAAGCTGAAGCGTCTAATTTGTATGCAAGTTCACCAGTGGTTGCATACGCGGACATACCGGCAGTTGTCTGGTAAGGAGTTAAATCCACGCCGGTGATATACCCTGCTGGATTGCTTGTTAAATAAAATTGCGAGCTCGCAGAGCTATCGAGCTTTTCATTTATTGCCGACTGCAATGCCGAATCCGCGGAGGCCCTGTCTGCGGTCTCCTGCGCGAGCTGCGCGGTGGTGGCATAGTTCGAAAGGTCGGCAGCGGCTGCGGCCCCGATGTTGCTCCGGGCCTGGGCCTGCTCAGCCGTGGTGAAGTTCTGGGGCCTGTCGGCAAGTACTCTATTAATCTGTTCGCTCATAAAATTCTCCTACTCTAAACTATCACTTTCTTCCGACAAGATAGCACCCGCTGGGGCCTACCGGCATGCAGCCGTTGAATACAAGCATACTCGGGACGGGCGGAACGGGCGGAGTATCCGGTATGGCTTGGATTATGTACACGAGTGCCAAGTACGGCATCATGTTGTTGTGGGCGCCACCGTCGCCGTCAGGTTCGGTGTCAAACGCGGCATGGTTAGATATTCCACCTGTTACGGTACAGTCAGAAGCTGGGTGGGCTGCCACGGCCATGTTTGTCCCGTAAGTCATTGTGCGGTTCGTCCTGCCTGTGTAGCACGAATACCCGCTTCCCCATAAGTCTCTTGCAGCAGTGCCGTTCAGTCTTGTGTAATTGAAGGCTGGCTGGGTGGTAATGCTATGAGTAAGAACCGGTGTAGTTACAGATAAACTTATGCCGTGCGTGTGCGATGGGGCCACATGTGAGTGAGACGGCATCTCGCTAGATATCAGCAAGTGTGATTCTTCGCCACCAGTATTTCCGAGTGAATGGCCGGCGCCATTACCCATAGCTACCTTGCCGGAAAGGTCCGGGAGGTTGAATGTGGTTGCACCGTCGCCGTTCCCGTAAGTGGTTCCTATCACAGAAAACAAATCCGCATAGTCAGTCCTGCTCACGGCAGCACCATCACAAAGCAAGTAACCAATGGGCAGTACACTGCCGGCAAATTGTATAATACCACCTATCATACTTCACCCACATAGATTATATAATTCATTGTTACATACGGCTGCATGTTGCTATGGGATGCCCCCTCTCCGGCAGCAGTCGTATCGAACGCGGAGGCATCTTCTGCACCTCCGGTTACGGTACATGCAGTAGGTGCGTGGTTTGCCATAGCCACGTTTGCACTTCTGCTGGCATTGACCGTCGAGTTGTTTGCACGCGTTCCGCTGCTACTCGTACTCTTTGCTGCTTTGGAAGCACCGGGACCGGCATAGGTAAACGACGCCTGCGTAACCGTATGGGATAACGAAGGAGTCTTCACTGTGATACTTGAAGCGTGCCCATGGACAGGAACTTCATGCGTATGCGCAGGCAATTCCGAATCGGCAAGGGAATGGGTTTCCTCGCCGTCGTATTCCCCGATAGTATGCACTGCGGAACAGCCTATGGCTACCCTTCCAGAAAGGTCAGGCAAGTTAAATGTGCCGCTTCCGTCACCGGTTCCATAAGTCGTTCCGATGATTCCGAATAGTTCGGAATACGTACTTCTTGAAATCGGGGAGCCATCGCAGAGCATGAACCCCGCAGGTGCAACTGAACCGGCAAACATGTAAATCGAACCGACTAGCATCAGACCCCCGTTGAAATCAAGTAATTCAGGATTAAGTAAGGCTGCAAATTATTGTGCGCATCTCCGCCACCGGTAGACGTAGTTGTCAAGTCGCCGGAAGCATCTATGGAGCCCGAAACGCTACATGCGCCTGCACCATGGTCTGCAACTGATGCGTTTGAAGAACGCGTGGCCGCGGCCGAGTTCGTGGATGTAAATGGATTTTGTGCACCGCCGGCGCCGGTATTGCAAGAACCTGGACTAAGGTAGCGTGCGACAGGCTGCGTAATGGAATGGGTAAGCTCCGGTGTAGTTACCTCTATGTCATTCCCGTGCCCGTGCTGCGGAACCTCATGGGAATGTGCAGGTAGTTCGCTTGCGGACAAGGTAACGGTTTCCGAACCGCCCGTGCTTGCAAGCGCGTGCGTACCGGAAACACCGATGACGACGCGCCCGGAAAGGTCGGGAACGTTGAACGTGGTCGAGCCGTCGCCTGCACCGTACGTCGTTCCTATCACTTCGAACAACGTAGCGTAATCGGTTCGCGACACAGCGGAGCCGTCGCACAGAAGGTAGCCTTCCGGTGCGACACTTCCCGCAAACGGCATTACGATTCCTGCTGGTTCAGCCATTGCTTACTCCTTAGTTCGAGGCGATGCGGTGGATGCCGACAACCTTGTTCAGCCGGAACCATGAGTTACCGGTGCTCTTTGTTGTACCAAACACCTGCCCAAAGGCGGTCCATGCAGTTTGCCAGGACAGTGTTCTTATACCGATAACAAATCCTGATGTGTAGTATGGGGTGTTATTCGAACCATCTCCGTTGAAGAATGTTGACAAGAAGATGCTTCCGTTATTGGATGTATCTACATAGGCCATCGAAACCTCAATACAGCCACGACCGATGTTGTCACCGGTATTTGCGACAGGCGTCCCAAACTCAATGCGGATGCGTTCAAAGTTAGTCGGCAGTTCACTCATTGTTGCGTCCAATGCAACACCACTCCAGAGCAATGTTTCATCAACACCCAGTGCTTCCTTGAATGCCTGTATCTGGGCAGCAGTCAGATTTGTTGGCAATGATGCAACCGTGTCCGGAGCCGTGTTCGCAATGGTGATGGTGCTCTGGTTCTCGGTGATGGAGATTCCCGTACCCGCCGTCAGCGTCTTCGGCACGGGCTTGTTCTCGATATACCCGGGCTGCCCGGATTCCGCGGACCAGTCCGCATCCCCGCCGCCACCTGCGATTGCGGAACCGGCGATAGAAGTAATGGCACTGGCAGTATCTACGCCGATGCTAGATGTGGCAAGATAGCCACTCATTCCGGCTGTCGTCTGGTATGGAGTCAAATCGACACCGGTGATATAGCCCGCCGGATTGCTTGTGCTGTAAAACTCCGAGCTGGAGGAAAGCGGCATGCAGTCGGAAGTACTGGTGATGAAGCTAGAAGATGCCGTAACATCAAGCTTTGCCGCCAGGTCTCCCGTAGTGGCAAGCCCCGCCGTAGAAGTAATGAACGAACTAGATGCGGATGCATCCAGCTTTGCGGAAAGGTCGGCCGTGGTTGCGTACCCGGACATGCCCGCGGTCGTCTGGTAAGCCGCGAGTTCAGAAGACGAAACGTAATCCCCTGCGGGCTGGCACCCTGCCGTGCTAGTGATGAACGCTGAAGAGGCCGATGTATCCATCTTGCCGCTGACCGCGGAATCAATCATGGCCGTTACATCGGCCGTGTTTGTAGGCGCGTATGCTGCGCTAATAGCAACTATATGACTACCATTGATTCCGTTTATAAGGGCGGTGTCATCATCCCACTGTATAGCAAGAGAAGTTACAACCTCGGCGCTAGCGTCAAGCTTTGTCGAAAGGTCTGCCGTGGTGGCGAGCCCTGCGGTAGAAGTAATGAACGCGCTGGATGCCGAGGAGTCCAGTTTCCCCGAGAGGTCACCGGTAGTCGCATATGCGCTCATCCCAGCCGTAGTCTGGTAATCGGCAAGTTCGCTCGATGACACGTAGTCACCGGCGGGCTGGCAGCCGGCAGTGCTGGTGATGAACGCGCTGGAGGCGCTAGAGTCCAGCTTGCCGGAGAGTTCCGCCGTGGTAGCATACTCTCCCATGGAGGAGGTAGGCTGGTAGTTCTCGAGGTCGCCGGTGGTGGCAAGGCCAGCGGTAGAGGTTATGAAGGCGCTAGATGCGGATGCGTCGAGCTTTCCCGAGAGGTCACCGGTGGTGGCGTATGCACTCATGCCAGCCGTGGTCTGGTAGTCT